TATAATGTATCATTTGATACAAGTAGACCAAAGAGAACACCAGAAACTATAGAATGGGCTGATGTCATAGTAATACCATCTGATTCAGAGTTTCGCTATCATGGTGAATTACAAATGAATCCAAAAGACCTTGCAAAGTCTGAAAGTCATATCGAAAAGATTGCACCATTCTTTGAGGGTAAAACAGTTGTGATGTTTAGAAGTGACAGAGGAGATACAGAAGAATTGTATCGTAGTTTCTTGCCTGGCATTAAACACTTTGTTACCATAGATGAGACTGACTTTAGTGGAAATATCCACGGTATGAAGTATCACTTTATTCAGACATTAAAGAATCCTCTTGCTGATATGATGGGTACAGAAAAGACAATTGACTTTGCATATTGGGGTAGGATGAAACACGGTAATGATAGAGAGAAAACAATTCGTAAAATCTATCGTTCAGAACTATCAACTGTAATGGTTGGTGGGTTTCCATCTGGTGTAAAGAGACAGTCTGCTTGGATTAAGGATTGGAAAGAATTGTATCCACTATTAGAACCAGCACGATGTACTCTTTGTTTTAACTGGATTGACCAGACGGCAACAACTAGTCGGTATCCAGAAGCACTTTCGATTGGTATGATTCCATTTGTATGGGAAAACTATGACAGTAATAACACATACAACATTGACCCATGGCAGCGAATCACCTCACCAGAAGAACTCGTAGAAAAGGCACTTTTACTAAGAAATCAAGATTTCTTTGAAAAAAAATTAGAAGAATATCGTGCCAACTATTCTAAAGTACTGTTATCACAAGATAATTATTTTAAACTTTTTTCAGAAAAAATGAATTTTTCACTTGACTTGTTATGATAACTTTGGTATATTGTATAAGTAAGATGAATTGAAACTTGAAGAGAGGTTAGATTATGAATGTAATTCCGAAGACTATTGTAGAAACTGACTTTGGTGATGCCCCTGCAAATTATGAAGGGTATCTCTATCGGTTTACTAACGTGGATACTAATCAGATGTATGTAGGTATTCACAAGGGTAAGTTTGGTGATGGGTATTGGAACTCTGCTACTGACAAGGATATGCAGAAGGAACTTGCTGGTGATGGTAAGTTTAAGTATGAAATCCTTGAGTATGGTGACTATACTACCATGACTGCTCGTGAATATGAAATCTTGAAGACTGAAGACGCTCCGAATAACCCTTTATACTACAATAAGACTGTCGGCGCTCCAAAGTTTACCACTGTCAATCTTGAGTTGGTACTGGCACTGAAGGAAAAGATTCGTAATGAAGGTTTTCCTATTGCAAAGGAACTCATTGAGATTGTAGTTGATATGATGCGTTTACAGGTTCGCTCTGAAGACATGAGTGAACACCAGACTGAGATTGCTCAGAAGGTAGACGATGCATTGGGTAACACTGATGGATATATGACTGTCGTTCTTGAAAATCGCAACGGTGCAGACTTGCGTATTGACGGTAACCACTCTGTCTACGGTATTGCAAAGTCTAAGCATGGTAAGGAAATTAACGTACTGCGTGTGCCTGAAAATGTACACAAGGGATTGAATGATGCTGAAGTTCAGTTGCTCGGCAATCTCTTAAATGCAAAGCCCGAACGTCCTACCGTTCCTCTTGATTCAGATGATGCTCTCAAGCAGTTGATTAAGAACTTCACTGACTTGGGTACTCCTGTTACTGATGCGTCTAACAAGGCACTGTTGATTGCAATGGGATTTTCAACCAAGAAGTCAAATGCAATTATCAAGAAGGCAAAGGTTGAACAGGATACTTTGATTGCTGCAATGGGTGGCAAGATTAAGATTGATTGGGATGCATCACCCTTTGATACTCGTCTTGAAAGCATCCTTGAAGATGCGAAGGATGCCAATACTATGGTACTGACGGTTTCATCTGGTATGGTTCATGTATCTCGTATCTTGAACGAAATCTACCAGACCAATACTGGTCGTGAACAGTTGAAACAGAAGGTAAAGAAGGAAATTAAGATTTTTGTAAAACATCCTTCTGAAGCATACTACAATAATTGGAAGGATAAACAGGAACAGGCAGATACAAAGTTTTTGAAGTATTTTGCAAAACCTTTGGGTATCACTGTTCGTTTCATTGACTTGCCGATGTATGAATCAGATATCATGTAATGAAGATACTACTTCCTTTTCAAGACCCTTACAATCATGCCCTCACTCACCCAATCGTGAGTGGGGGTACTGAAATGTTCTGTAAGAGCATTTACGATAACTTTAATACGACAGTACACCAAGTGCCGTATGAGAGTATTGATTATTCTATGAAAGACAAAAAAAAGATATCACAAGACATTATTAATCATGCAGAGAATATTGGTGCAGATGTTATTATATCAAACTTTGCACAAGCAATATATTGTGGTTCTGAAATTATTAAATCACACATACCAATTATGATTGTTGAACATTGTATATATCCAATGGCATCATGTATTACTAGATGGAACAATGCAATAGATAATGGACATTCTGTCTTTTGGGTTTCCAAGTGGCAAGAAAAGAAATATAAAAAGATGGCAGAAAGAACTAACCAGAGAGTTGTTCCGATAACAGGTTATGTTAATCCATCTTATTGTAAACAGAAACCTCAAATAAATGAAACAGAATATGATTGTGGTACTATCGGCAGATGCGACAGTGGGAAGAATCCTTTTAAATTAAAACACATGACTAAGGGTAGAGATGTTTCAAGTCTTGTTATCACATCATCTACTCAATTGAAAAAGGATATTCCATATTATAATAAAAATAAAGATTGGGATGACGTTGTGTGGAATGAACCGTATGATAAAGTTATAGATAATATTGCTAAATGTAATACTTACTTTTCTACATGGAATGGTGAAACTTGGGGAATTACTGCAATGGAAGCTTTGTCCTGTGGCGTACCTGTCATATTGAATTGTGATAATGATGGTGACCATGCGTCTGAAATAATTCCAGCACATAAAGGTCACTATAAGATGATTCCTAACAATGATAAAGATGCATTGTATGATGCGATAAAGAGTTTTGACGTAGATAGAAAAGAAGTTCAAGAGATGACTTGGGAAAAACACAGTATAGATGGTTGGAAGTTACAGTTTGCAGATGCTGTGAACAGAACCATAGATAAATTTAACAGACCAAGTTTATCTTCATTTATGTCTTGACAAATGACGATTTATTTGATATCATACTATAAATTACTAAAGGAAACATTATGACTGTAGATTTTAAAAAGTATACTGAATTCGTTGATGAGGTGACAAGTGACGCATCTAAGGATGCTGATTACTTTACTGAGTCTTGTGAAATCATTGAAGAACAAGGTGTACAACCAGAAAGAATTCTTACTGCTGCAATCGGTATTACTGCCGAAGGTGGTGAGTTTGCTGAGATTATCAAGAAGTGTTTTTTCCAAGGAAAACCTTTTGATGAAGATGCACAATATCATGCAAAACGTGAGTTGGGTGATATCATGTGGTATATAGCCCAAGCGTGTATCGCACTAGATATTACTATAGATGATGTGATTGAAACAAATATCGAAAAATTAGAGGCACGATACCCAGGCGGTTTCGATGCTTATCTATCCGAAAATCGAAAGGACGGTGATATATAACTATGGACTTCTTGAAGAATATTGCTAAGACAGCGGGCAACGAATACGCTGCACTTGTATCTGATGGTGTGGAAGCAGGAGATGTTGATTCATTTATCGACACTGGTTCTTATATCTTCAATGCATTACTGAGTGGGTCAATCTATGGTGGATTGCCTGCAAACAAAATTACTGCGGTTGCTGGTGAATCTGCAACAGGTAAAACATTTTTTGTAATGGGAATGGTGAAGTCATTCTTGGATGCAAATCCAAACGCTGGTGTTCTGTATTTTGAATCAGAAAGTGCGATTACTAAACAAATGGTAATTGATAGAGGTATCGACCCAGAACGAATGGTCATTTTACCTGTGACAACTGTACAAGAGTTTAGAACACAATCGCTTCGTGTACTAGATGATTACATTCAACAGAATGAAGCAGATAGACAACCAATCATGTTGTGTCTTGATTCACTTGGTATGTTGTCAACTACCAAAGAAGTAGAGGACACTGCTGATGGTAAAGAAACCAGAGATATGACACGGGCACAAGTTCTCAAGGCTGCATTTAGAGTGTTGACTTTGAAACTTGGTAAAGCAAAAGTACCAATGATTGTAACTAATCACACATATGACGTTGTGGGTTCTATGTTCCCAACAAAAGAAATGGGTGGTGGTTCTGGTCTGAAGTATGCCGCATCTTCTATCGTGTATCTTTCAAAGAAGAAAGAGAAAGACGGTACAGAGGTTGTTGGTAATATCATTCACTGTAAAAATCATAAGTCACGTTTGACTATCGAAAACAAGATGGTTGATGTGCGTCTAATGTATGAACGTGGATTAGATAGGTACTACGGTCTACTTGAACTTGCCCTCAAGGCAGGAGTATTCAAATCAATTTCCACTCGCATTGAATTACCAGATGGTACAAAGACATTCGGTAAGACAATCAACAATCAACCAGAAAAGTTTTACACTGAGGATGTGATGCGTCAACTTGACGAATTCGCTCAATCAGAGTTTAAGTATGGTCAAAAACCAGTGGAAGTTGAAGAAGAAGATGCAGTTCAAGAATCTGAATGAAAACTACATTCGTGTTTACGATGATGTAATTCCAGAAACCATGTGTAAAAACATGATTGAAGAATTTGAGAAGAGCGATGACCAGTTTGATAAACAAACACTAAAAGGTCATCGCTCCTTTACTCAAATTGGATTGCAACAATATAGTAATTGGAAACCGTATCAACAAGATTTACAAAATGCTTTCAATAGTTGTATTAGTAGATACATGGAAGAATGTGATGTTGTTGATAAGATGTTTCCAGAACAATATGCGTATGAAATGTTTCGCTTGAAACGATACGAACCAAATGGTATTGATGAATTTCATGACCATGTGGATGTGGGTAATCATGCGTCTGCAAAAAGATTTCTGGTTTTCTTTTTGTATTTAAACGAACCAGAAGGTGGTCATACAGATTTCCCTCAAAGGGATGTTTCAGTGACACCAAAAGCAGGAAGACTTTTAATGTTTCCACCAATGTGGACACATCTTCATGCTGGAAGAAAAGTAACAGGTGACGAGTCCAAATACATAGTTGGCAGTTATCTTCATTATATTTAAGGAGTAATTATGAAACAAGGTGCACTCGTATCTTTAGTAACACTGTCAGGCGAGTTTCTTGGCAAATGGGTTAAAGAAGAAAATGGAAACATAACACTAGACAATCCAAGAATGCTGGTAAATACACCAGATGGAAAAGTGGGTTTCGCAAGAGGTGTCTGTATGACAGGTACAGAAAACACAAAACAGGCCATGTTCTATTCTGGTGGAGTTGTTCTCGTAACAGAAACTAATCCAGAGTTTAGTTCTGCATACACAGAAGCAGTAACAGGTCTTGCAGTTCCAACAGGTAAGGTTATTATCTAATGAAGGACATGAGTGAATACTACAAGTTTGTCGAGAACAAAGACCAGAAATGGACAGGTATTGGACTGACTGAAAAGGCAGGAAGATATCAAGGAGTAGTATATCGCTATGGAAAAGTCAGTGTTTCAGAAGATAAAAAAAGTGACAAAGCTACTTTACATTTTGAATGGGATATGTTAGATTCTAATGACTTACCAAAAGACTTTTTTGGTGATGACTTTTTTGAACTTGCTGGTGATATACTGCACCACATTATAAATGAACAATTAAACGAGGGCAAATTACAATATGTCGATACAGACAATAGAGAGAACAACACTATCTAATTTGATTTGGGATGAAGACTACGCTAGACGAGTCATTCCATTTATCAAACCAGAATATTATTCAGATAAGAATGAACGAGTAATCTTTGAGGAGATTGGTTCATTCATTGATAAGTACAATTCGATTCCTACACAGGAAGCTCTCACTATTGAACTCGACAACCGAAAGGATGTTAATGATGAAGAGTATAAAAAGATTGTGGACATTATTGGTTCGTTCAGTAAATCTGAAGTCGATACTCAATGGTTACTCGACACCACAGAAAAGTTCTGCAAGGACAAAGCAATCTACAATGCGGTTGTTGAAGGAATAGGAATTATTGATGGAAAGGATAAGGAAAGAACACCAGAAGCAATCCCATCCATTCTATCTGAGGCACTTGCAGTATCATTCGATACTAATATTGGTCACGACTATGTTGAAGATGGTGAGGAACGATTTGACTTCTATCACAAGAAAGAAGAAAAGATTGCGTTTGACCTAGATTATTTCAACAAGATTACAAAAGGTGGATTACCACAAAAGACATTGAATATCGCACTTGCTGGAACTGGTGTTGGTAAGTCGTTGTTCATGTGTCACGTTGCTGCGTCAACACTAATGCAAGGTAAGAATGTTCTTTACATCACAATGGAGATGGCAGAAGAACGTATTGCAGAACGTATTGATGCAAACCTAATGAACATTACAATGGATGACCTACATACACTTCCTAAGAAGATGTTTGAAACACAGTTATCCAAGATACAAAAAAAGACAAACGGAAAGTTAATTATCAAAGAATACCCAACTGCGTCAGCTCATGTTGGTCATTTCAGAAGTCTTATTAAAGAACTCGCATTGAAGCGTAGTTTTAGACCAGACATTATATTCATTGATTATCTAAATATATGTGCATCTTCACGATTCAAAGGAAATGCAAATGTAGGTTCTTACTTCTATATCAAGTCTATTGCAGAAGAACTAAGAGGACTTGCAGTCGAAACAAATGTACCAATCATGTCTGCAACCCAGACAACTAGAACAGGATTTACCTCAACCGATATTGGACTTGAGGATACTTCAGAAAGTTTTGGTTTGCCCGCAACGGCAGACCTAATGTTTGCACTCATCGCTACGGAAGAGTTAGAAGAACTCAACCAGATTGTAGTCAAACAGTTGAAGAACCGATACAATGACCCTACCATGAATAAACGGTTTGTATTGGGAATAGACAGAGCAAAGATGCGTCTGTATGATTGTGAACAGGAAGCACAATCAGATTTAGTTGATAGTGGACAAAATGAAAATGTATTCGATAACACACCGTTTGCTGGAAAAGGCAAAGCATATGAAAAATTCTCTGACCTCAAGGTATAGTAGAAGAGAAGATATTAAGTATTATACTGATGTAAACCTTGAGACAAAGTTGTGGGAAATCATTGAAATTCCCACACGAAGAGTCGTGCAAGATTTTACGTTTGAAGATGATGCAACTAAGGTTTGTCACTTGATGAATCGAAATAAACCTTTTGGTGACAATCCTATCCCTGCTTTCTTAACAATTAGGGGTTGACATTCATCCCTAGTTCATCTATCATATAAATAGAAGTATAATTTATATGGAGTGAGTGAATGATAAAACTGTCACAGTTCATCAATGAAACACCAGAAGTCCAAGAATTAATTAAGGCTGTTGGCGGTGGTAAACTTAGTGAAGCC